GCCAAGTATATGTTGGAAATGATGATAAGGGTTGGCAAGAAACAGGTGAGTGGGAATGCGATAGTTGTGATTATCAAGATATAGAATGGTATAAGTTTAAAAAGGGAATTGCTTGGCTTAAAAGTAATAGACCAAAGTATTTTAATAAGCTACCACCTGATGTTCAAGCAGCAAGAGCTACTATAGAATTGAGTAATGAAGTAAAAAAAGAACCAGTTGTACATCAACATCATGAACCTACATTTAGAGAAATACAAGAAGATAAAATTAAATTAAATAATTAAAATAGAAAGGAAACAAACTTATGAGTGATTCAAACAAATTTTTTAAAGACTATCAATCTTTATTACAAGACACAAACCGACTTAAGAAAAGTGAAGCTAATCCATTTTTTAAGTCAAAATATGTTCCACTTAAGGATGTATTAAAGGAAGCTAAGCGATTGTGTGGTAAGAATAATTTTGTATTTATACAAAGACCCAATGTTTATGGGGATAAAGAAGATGTACAATCTACTTTAATTACTGAACTTTTACATAGTTCAGGACAAAAGATTAAAGGAGAAATAAAATTAGTTGCTAAAGATAAAGATGACCCACAAAAACTTGGTGGTGCTATAACCTATATGAGAAGATATAGTTTATCTACTATGTTAGGAATAGAAGAAGATGATGATGACGATGGTAATATATCAGCATCTAAGGTAGTAGATTCAAAAGAAATACCATTTTAATAATTAATATAATAAGTATGAGCAATCAATCAATCGGAGCTTTATGGCTCAAAAAAGCTAAAACAGGTACTACTTATATGTCAGGTGTTATAGAAAAAGATGGAAAGAAAATACAAATTGTGGTATTTAAGAACAATAAGGAGAAAGATAACCAACCTGATTATAGAATATTAGAAAGTACTCCTTATAAGAAGGATACAAGTTCTACAGTAGAAGGTGAAGGTACAAGTGGTGTTCCTTTAGATAGTATATTTTAAAATTATTTGTTACTGGATAGTGCGTAATATGTCGGATGTAATAGCTTAACCATAGCAGACAAATGACAATTTGGCACAATCTGGTGACATAAGCTAATTTTAAGAGGTGGTGAATGCATGGGTTCACCATTTCTTATAAGCATCTCAATAGTGTTAGTCGCACAAGGATTCCTTTCGTATTGAGGTGCTTTTAAGAGATTAAAACATTATGAAACAAATTAAAATTTATACATCAATAACTGGTGATAAAGATAACCCAAGAGAAGATAAAATTAAATGTTTTACTGGTGAAGGAAAGTTTATAGAACCTGTAATGGAAGCTAAGATTTATAAAGTTTTAGCACACCAATTTATAGATGCAGATTATTCTATCTGGGTAGATGGAAATATAGAATTATTAATACCACCAGAACAATTAGTAAAGGAATGGTTGGGAGATAAATATGATATGGCATTATGGAAGCATCCTTATAGAAAATGTTTATATGATGAAGCAAATTTATGTAAAATATTATTTAGTAATCAAAAATTAATAATAGATGAACAAATAAAACATTATAGAAATAAAAACTTTCCAGAATTACATGGTTTAAAAGAATGTTGCATAATAGTAAGAAAACATAGTAAGGAAATGGAAAGATTTAATAATGCTTGGTGGTCAGAAATATGTAGATGGAGTTCTAGAGACCAATTATCTTTTCCTTATGTATTATCTAAATTTCCTAAATTAAAAGTTAAGGTGATAGATGGTAATGCCAGAAATCATCCTTACTTTAAATATACTAATCACTTAAAATAAATTATTGGACTTGACTTTTTTAGCAAGTAGGAGTATACTTAAATCAGTTCAAAGAATTTAATAATTAATTGAAAGGAAAAAACTTATGAAAAAACAAACAACTTTCGTAATTTATCTTCAACTAGTAGCTCTTGCTATGATTATAGCATTAGTAATAGCAGGTGCATCACTAAACATGGACAATAGAAAAGGAGAAAAAGAAATCGAGAGATTAAAAGGTTTAATTTCTAACCAACAAGAACAAGTAGATTTAATTGATATTGAATTAGATATCTTAACAGTAATTGAAGTTGGTAAGAGTAGAGGTTTATCAGAAGAGGACATTAAAATCGCATTACAGATTATACAAGCAGAAAGTGGCTTTAATTGTAATGCTATAGGAGTAAATTGGCACGAGTCAGGAAATTTTTACTCATTAGATATTGGTTGTTGGCAGCTGAATTCTCATTATCAATCTGAAGTAGCAGGAAAAAATGCTAATAGAAAATGTCTCCTTGAAATTTTTTGTAGCACTCATCTGGCGATAGATATCTTTGAAGAATGGGGAAATTGGACTGCTTGGGTAACATATAATAACTTTATTAAATAAGTAGGTATCGTGTCGTGTCGTGTCGTGTCGTTTCGTATGATATTACTTTAAAAAATATCCTGATAATTTTATAAGAATTAAAAAATATCTTTACTAAAAAAGGTATTTTTTATTTATTTTGAGCATTGACAAGTTTGTCTTTGTATGCTAAGATAGAGTAAAGGTCGAATTAATAACTAATTAGAAAGGAATAAACTTATGAAAATTAAAAATGTATCACCTTTAAAAGCTAAAAAGGTAAAAACTGAAAAGGTAAAAAATAGTCTTTTAGACTATACAGAAGTAAGAAAAGACAAAAATATAGCAAGTTATACTATAAATGTTAGAAGTGGTAGTTTCCCAGATGAGATTAAAGCTTTAAGAATAGTAAAAGACTTGCTCAAATAATAATTAATTAGAAAGGAACAAAATTATGACTAAAAGAGAAATTGAAAAATTGTCAGACCAAGAAATAGACCACCTTTTTTCTGAACTTATCAGAAAAAAAATGAGTAATGACGACTTTGAAGAGTGGCTAATAACTTGGGTTGATACAGAAACAATTTGCGACCAAGCCGAAGAGTGGGATATAGAGAGTAAAAAACAGACTCTTATAGATTATCAAAAACAATATAATAATTAAATAGAAAGGGATAAACTTATGAAAATTAAAAAACTTATTGAGTTATTAAAAGCTCAGCCACAAAATAA